GGTTGTTCGCCAATCACCCCGCCCGCCGCCGATCCTCGGAAGGAGCGACCGAGGGGCTTACCTGAGCGTCGGGGTGTGCTGCTGATGCACTCAGTCAGCGCGTGTGTGGGGTGCGGGCACAGTCCCAAGGGGTAGTGCTTTGGGTGAGCGATGGACTGGCCCGCGAAACGAAAAAGCCCCGCGCATTGCTGCGAAGGGCTTGGAGTGACACGTGCTCAGCGTGCCTATATGCGCACACTGTACGGAAATACAGTTTTTCCGTCAAGCGTTTTTTAGATCATCAGCGCAGAAAGTTGCGCGGCCAGGTAATCAGCGATCTGCTCATAGACGGCGGGCAGCGGGTGGACGCCCTCTGTCAGGTCTGCATTTGTGATCCACGGGAAGGCGGCGTTCACGTCAATCAAGGCTACACCCTGCTCGGCGGCAATCTCCCTGACGATCTGCACGTAGTCTAGGAATGACTGATGAAAGGTTGGGTCAGCGCGGAATGATGGGCTCGGCGTGACGAGGATTGGCGTCTTGCCTGCTGCCCGGACTTCGTAGATGAATTGGCGCAGGCTGTCGCGGAACCCGTTGGGGTCTAACTGCGCCGAGTCGTTGATGCCGAAGTTCTCAAGCACATAGCGTGCATTTGGGAACCGGCGCAGGCTTTGGTTGAGCGTCGGGTTCCTGCCGTCACGACCTAACAGGAGGTCAGAAAGCCGCGTGCCGCTGACTGCCGCGCTGTCTATGGGGATGCCGAGCCTGTCTGACACCCGGGCGGCTTGGGTTCGATTGGGGTATGGCGCCCCCTCAAAAGTGGAATCACCGTAGAAAACGACGGTTGCCGATCCAGACGGGGCCGCTTGTGGCTGCGTGTCCGGTTTTGGCTCGCTTGAGCCCCCACCACCACCGCAGGCGGATAGGAATAGGCAAAGGATGGCGATTAGACGTTTCATGGTGACTCCCTTTTTTTGACGATTTTCGCCCCTGTTAGGCGACTTGATGAACCTTGGTTGACTGGCGCTCCAGCTTGCGGGCGAGTTCGCGACCAGCCTCGTGCGCCCAATTTCCCCACGTTCGATCTGTCACCCCATAGGCTGCGATGGCGTCGGCCATGCTGTGGATGGTCCAGACCTTGTAGGCGCGGGTGATGGCGAGGCGATGCTTCGGGCTGAGTTCGGCAATGGCTAGAGCCACCTCGTCTCGGTCTTCCCGGCTCAGTTGCCACGGCTCACGGCTTGCGGCTTGCTGGGGGATGCGTTCAGCCAGGTAGGTGCACTTGGATGGGTAGCCGAGTCCACCGCCCTTGGGGAAGGAGGCAAAAGCCCAATCCATCAGGAGGCAGTGGAGCCAGTACGGTTCGATGACTAAGCGTTTGCTCATTCGCGTCCTTTCAACAGTTCCTTGTATTTGGCTCGGTAGGTGTCTCGGATGGCTTTCAGGTCGTCGGCTGAGTAGTGCCTTGCGGATTGGTCGGACTCCAGACGTTCGACGACATCCAGACCGAGCCTAGAAACAAGCCCTTGGCGGTACTCAACCACTCGCCCCGCTCCGTATCGGTTGCACTTCTTGCATTGCCCATGAGCGTTATCTGGATCGAAGCGGAGATGAGGGGCAGACCCGACGGATCGGAAATGACCGCAGTCATATCCACCACCGACGGATGACTCCATCGCCAAGACAGCGCCGCACGAAATGCAGCACGTTCCACGATCTCGGAGCCTGATGTACTTGTTGAACTCACGTTGAGCCTCCTTCATCCAGTCAGAACGGGTCTTGAGCCGCTCTCTGGTTTCTCTGTCCTTCTTGCGCTGCTCTTGGTTGCGCTTGGTTTCCTCCCTCTCCCGCTTGTCTCTGACCAGCTTTGAGGCGCAGGCAGGGCCACAGACCGAGTGCATGGAATTGCGGGGGATGAAGTAGTTGCAGCAGTCTTTGACCTTGCATTTACGGGGTTTGGTGTGCTTCACCAGAACCTCCACCAAGGCTTGACGGGCTCTTGTTCGATGGCGACAGCCTCCACCTTTGGTGGCGCTTGCTCGAACCACGCGGCTGATGGGCCGCAAGTCCCAAGAGCAACAAACTCGGCTTTTCTGAGGCTCCCGCAGTACGTCAAACCCCGAGCAACTGGCGCCCCGTCTACCGGGCTAATGGTCATGCCAGCCGGGGCTTTACAAATCGCCACGCTGTACGCCGGGCTGCCGTCCATGCAGATGTGCGGCTGGCACCATTTGCAGTCCTTGCACAACTTGATTTCACTCATGCCTTAGCCCTCCGTTGATCCCACCACTCCAAGTAAGCCGCCTTGAGGGCGTTGACTGCACGCTCACCGTGCCTGCGCTGGACCGTCTCCAGGTAGGCGCGGCGGTCTTCGGTGCCGGGTGTGCGCTTGAGGTTGTCCAAGTGCAGCGGGAGCACTTGGAGAAACATCCGGTGCTGGCACTCTGGGCAGTTCGCGTGATAGAGCCCGCTTTCCGGGTGCTCTTTGGCGTATTCGCAGGCTTCGCAGGTCATCACGCCTCCATCCACTCAGGCGCAGACACACGCACCTTTTTCTGTGCTGCGGCAAAGCGCAGGAACTCCATCCACTCCGGCCACTGTGTGCGGGTGAACTTGCTTGTGCGCTGGCCTAACATGACGGGCGGCGCCCCATCAAACCCACGGGCCACCCTTGGCTTCTCGTTTCGGTAGGCGCTTGTCAGGATGTCTTTCCAGTCCTCGTCCGTTACAAGGACCAACTCGCCATTCACATCCCACGGCACTTGGTCTGCAAACGCAGCCAGGTAAGGCCATTGCGCTTTGTTCTGCTGCACCGTCCTCAGGTCGTGCTCAAACGAGAGCGTGACCGGGTAGCCAGCCATCAAGAGCGGCTTGATGTGCTGCGCATAGGCGGACTTGATCGCAATCGGCGCTTGCTGGGCGTTGTGGAGGATGACGTTCATATGCGATCCTCCTTCAGCCACAAACCAAGATTCATCCCAGCCAAAACACCAAAGCTCGCGCAGAAAACACTGTCACCACGCTCGCCCCACATCACGCCAATACCAAACCAGAAGATGGCTGCACCGAGATACATGGATTTCATGCCGTCCCCTTGATGACTCTGCGAATTCGGCGATAGACGAACTGAATCAGTCTGACCAGCAGCCAGCCGACAATGAATCCAGATATGAAGTCTTGTCCTCTCATGCCGCCTCCAAAACTCTGACGCCCTTGCCTTCGCGCAAGACTTGGACAAGCCGTTGATGCGTCTTCGTCTCGCACACGTAGTAATCGCGATGCGTGACGGTCGAAAGCACATCGGCCCACAAGTCAGCGAAGCCGCGCAGGTCTTCCAACTCGGTCGGGTACAGCGCCCGCTTGCCTTCCTTGGCTCGGTCAAGGATGTTGACGATCACGGTTTGCATGGACTCGATGTAGTCCCGCGCCCCGGTCATCACTTGCGGCATCTGGTTGAACTGCTCAAGCATGTTCAAGGCGTCGAAGATGGCCGACCAATGCTCTTTTGCCCCGGCTCCCTTGGAGATGAACGAGACAGCCTCACGCACAGGGTTCACGCGGGCGGCTTGGTCTTCCTTGCTCAGGTAGGCGACGCCTTGAATGGCAAGCTGAAGCGTCACCGGCTTGGCTTGCCAGCGAGGGCGGTACTTCTTGCGGGGCTTAGCCATGACGCACCCCGCTAGGCTTAACTGATGCAGTCGCCTCAATGACCTTTTGCCGCTCAATCTCAATGAGCTTGTCCAGGTAGTGACGAGCCTTCTCCAAGTCTTGAACGCCGTTCTTTTCCTTGTAGCGGCTGACGTACTTGACGACGTTGCCTTCAAGGTAGCCAAGGCCGTTGGACGTGATGTAGTCCCACGGCTGGACAGCCTTGTCTTTGTAGTGGCTTCCGCCGACTTGCTTGGTGTCCGCACTCATGCTGTCTCCAACAAATGTTTGTGGCTGTGTCCGCACCGAATGCGCGAAATGTTTTGTTGGCTGATTCCTAGCAGGCTTGACAACGCAACGCCGGTCAAAGGCGATGTGCGAATGAGTTGAACAACCTCTGGCGGAGTGACCTTCGTTCCGGCCTTTTCATGAGCAATGCGCACGGCACGCCTACGGGCCGCAACCCCGGCATCGGATTTGTGCCGCCCTGCATCGGCCATGATCTTGCCCAATGCCTTTTTGTCGGCGACGACGCCGATGTGGTCAGGGTTAACGCAGTCAACGCGGAAGCATTTGCGATAGGCCACACGCCCCTCAAGGGCGCAGCATTGCGAGATGAACCAAACAGCCTTTGCGCCAGACATACAACGCTTTTCGGATCGGTCATAGTCAAGCGTCCAAATGCGCGGAGCCTTGTCCACACCCTTCGCGCCAAGCCAGTACCAGCAATTGGACCCACTGCGGCGCTCGCTGTTCACATACAAGTCGCTTGGCTTCAATACGCTTCTTGTTGGCTTCTTCATCTCTCACCCCTCCAAATCGCCAGTAACGCGAAGCGCCCAAGTGATGCGGTCTTCGCTGATGTCCATTCCTGCGCGGGCGTCGTCCAAGATTCGGTGCGCCAT